GTATATCACAATGAGGAGCACAATGTGATACCATATACTCAAGTTCCTCTAAGAAACTTTTTAGTGAAAAGCCCATGCTTATTCCTTTATTCCTCTCCATCCTACTACAGAATTTCTTTTACCTAGTAATACTGAGCAAAGATTCCCGTTAGGTATATTATGTGTTTTTGAAAATTCTAACGTATTAGTTACAGTGTAAATTTCACCTGTGGGGGACATGATTTTTCTATAATTCTTTCCTTGCGCTTTTGCTGAAGCTGAATGCTTATATCTATCTTTACTAATACTCATAATTATTTTAAATAGTTCTGGAAACTTTTCCTGTAACCATATATGCTGTACTCCTGTAGATATTTTGGTTAGAGTATCTTTTGGAATCCCTGTAAGTTCAGTGATATAGCTATAGGAATTATTGCTATCTGAAAGTAATTTAAAAGCTTCTATTAGATTAATTTCTGAGTATATAGACGCTGGATTATTAATTCCCTTACCTACACTATATCCGCCTGAAATAATGTTCAGACCATTATCTATAGAATTAAACTCTAATATAAACTGTTCTTCTAAATTATTTAATTCATCAATACTACAGTAAGTTAGGGGTTCTATAGTAGGATTTCCATATTTATTATACATACCCTGAATTTTATAGTTATCGTGGCTATTACGTTTTAAAGCAGCTAACTGACTATTTTTTCTCTTTGTAAAATTAGAGGATTGCCCAATATAGGGATAATCTATATCCCAATATAATATATAAATACATGTATCCATTAAATCTTCCGTAGGGTTAAAATAAAGGTTCTAGGCCATATACGACCTAGAACCTTTATTTATTTTAATTAACCATTTAATTCGTTAATAGCTTCTTTATCTTCAGTACTAGTATCTTCAGCACCGGAAAGAATTTTTTCTAAATTAGCCTTAACTTCCTCTGCAGTAGGTCTTGGGTACTTAGAATCAATATCATTTGGAGGTGTCTCTCCAAGTACTACTAGTGCTCTTTCTTCTGAGGTTAGAGCACGTACTTTACAACGTAGAACAGATAATGTGTATTCTACATTGAAAGGTAGCGCCCCAGTTTTTACACGCTTAAATACAATATCCCAACCAGTATCGGGGTCTGTAGGGTTACCTAAGTCTTCTGCTGCATTAAGAATCTGCTCAAAAAGCTTTTTCTTCAAATTTAATACTTTAACTTTACCGTCTTTAGGGTCAATACAGTTAATACTATAAGCCCATGAACAAGGTTTAGTATCTGGGATTAGTTTCTTAACCCAATCAACTTCAATGTTTGTGAACTTTTCTAGTCCGCGATCAAAAGACAAGCACTCAACTGGAATGTCTTTGTTGTTACTACCTTTAATCCAGTACACGTAGCGGGGGAGAACTCCACCGAAGATACGTACTGTGTTTTCACCATCTTTATATTCAAAAGCGTCTACCTTTGATTTAATTGCTGAACCTTTAGTTGCGCCGAATGCTAATGCCATATTATTCCTCGTATTTAAAATGTATTTCTGATTTAGTTATTGTAAGTAATGGATTATTCTTTATACTATTCAGATTTATTTCTGGATAGTAGGATAAAGGTAAGCTTTTCAATCCATGTAATTTATATAGGCTGTAATCTCTTTTTGAAGCCAGTAATAAGTACTGATATATATATAATATATCAGTAGACTTATCCGTAAATAGATAGTCTGGATTCAGTAAGAAACTATGTCCTACTAATTTTTGTTTTAAGCCATATTTTAAGAGTCTATTCTCTTTAAACATCTTTAGTAATTTTACTAATTTTAGGGGGTCACCATTCGCTTCACATGATAGTTCCTCAAAGTTGAAAAAGATCATCAATATCTCACTTTCAAATACTATTATACACTGTTTGATAATGAAAGTCAAGTGTATTTTTTATAATGCCTCTATTTCCCAGCCCTTAGATATATAGAAGTTGACTCGTATACTATTCTGTCTCATTGAAGCCCCTCCACTGAATTGCATATCTATAACTAAAGGTTTTAGTTTATTAGGAGATAACCTCATAATCCTACCAATAATCTGTTCTAGAGTAGGAGCATTTGCTAGAGGCTCTGCTAGTATAACGCAGCTTAAAGGATTAACACTAATACCTTCAGAGAAGATTTGTCTACTGCCGCAAAGAATATCACATTCTCCATTTAGGATCTTATCAACCTCGCCCTTACGATCTGTAGTATCACCTATAACTACGGTAGCTCGTTCACCTAATAGCCCAGCAACCTTTTGTAGAAAAGATACTCTAGAAGCTATAATTAGAACTTTATGACCTTTTCTAGCTTGTATTAAGGCTATACTAGCTATTAGGTCAATATACTCTTCATCTGATAAGAGTTTAGTAACAATATCTTGCCATGTTTTACCCCCAGGTAGCTTTTGTCCTGTCTTTAGCAAGCGTACTAGAGGAGCAATGGTATTATTTTGAGGAGGTTTATATACTGTACTACCAAAGAAATCTGAAAACATTACATGCCTGCCATCTTTACGTTGCATAGTGCCACTGAGACCTATGCGGTACCGGGCATGCGACGAGTCGATCAGCTCGGTAAATGTACTAGCAGGTACGTGGTGACCTTCATCCATGATTAAGGTACCGAACATCTTACTAATTTCTTCCTTGCGTTTTACTAAGGATTGTATATTTCCTATGATGATAGGAGCATTAACATTATAAATGCCTCCCCCGATAACACCCGGCTCAATTTCATATAGTTCCTTAACTTCTTCAATCCACTGATCTCTAAGATCAGCAGTATGAGTTACTACCAGCGTCTTCTGTCCTAGCTTCCCGGCTATATGAAGTGCTGTAAACGTCTTACCCCAACCTACTAGTGCATTTATGAAACATGAGTCTTCTACCTCATCGTATACTACTTGCTGCTCTGGGAATAGTTGGTGTTTAGGTTCTGGAAAATCTTCCCAATGCTCTATACGTTTATCAACTATTTCGTAACCCTCAGGGATTAGGTCTTGCCTTCCCTGAGGTATAGATATAATACTAGGGGTTACCATTCTATAGTTTCTAATAGTCTCTACCTTTTCATACCTAACGTTCCCTTCACCAGTTACTATTCTATATGTTAACTTATCAAATAATTCTTTCTTATTTTCTGGAGCATCCATATATATTCTATTAGATATAACTGCTTTAGGCATTATATTTTCCTCACTGTTTTCTTATACTGCTCTTTAGAGTACCCATAAAATATGTAGCTATAAGCATTAACTTTTAAGATTCCCGCATATAGTTCATCTTCTGTAGGTCTATATAGTACTTTAAACCTTTGGGGAAGTCCTTTAAGAGCTACCAAACATCCTCCTATAATTTCAGTAACTCCCTCTATCTTGTAAAACTCAAGGGGTATAAAAACGCTTTTCTTATACTCAAAAGTCTTTCCATTAGAGTCTATAAACCACATACCCTTAGTAGCTATTTTTATTAGATCCCCTAGAAAGAAGAAAGCCTGAGAGATTTTAAATAACTTAATATCCTCTAGTCCCGATAGTAATAATCTGCGTTTACCTAAGGTATCTTGTGGAATGCTTAGGTCATCAATAACACTAACTGTTATACCTTTTTCATTTTCTTTTTCGTAGTAGCATACAGTCCCTTTTTTAGAAGGAGCTGTATTACCTAATTTATATACTGGAAAGGCTATATCATTTAGGAGCATTTTTAGTCAAAACTCCCTTTTCTAAAGTATAGTAAGAGTCAAATTTACCAAATGAATAATCTTGTCCAATGTCTTGATCAACCCCAATAGGAAATCCTGGAATAGAGCAGCCTCTATCTTTTTGAGTATTGCGCCTTACAATTTCGCAATAAGAGTCCACTTCTTCATCTGGAACTATAGCTACAATAGAGTCATGAACTAAGGCAAAAATTTTCGACTTCATTTTCCTTATCTTCAGCTCTTTAGCAGTATCAATAGCGCCTAACAAGTTCATATCTGAAGCTAGAGACTGTACCTCCATATTAATACCACTACGTACTTCATGGCTGGCCATGCCTTTATCTGTGCTATTAACATTAGGCAATCTGCGCTTACGCCCAAAGAATGAATAAGTATACCCATTAGCTTCAATAAACTCTTTACGCTCACTTAACCAGCGTTTCAGTTTAGGGAATGTTTTAAAATAATCACTTACAATTTCTTTCGCATCATTTAAGCTAAGATTACCTCCCTCTTTGTTTACCGTGTCAGCTACTTTCTGGGGGCCTGAACCATAAAGAATACCAAAAGTAACCGCTTTAGCTGCCTGTCTGTCTAATGGGAACATTTTCTTTACATCTTCAACTGCACAATCTAATTTAAAAACCATCTTAGCAATTGTACTATGAAAATCCCCTTTTTCTAGAAAGACACTCTGCAGCGCTTTATCACCACTAACTACTGCGGCATAATAAACTTCAGCAGTAGCTAAATCTTGGGAGATAATCTTGAAGCCTTCCGGAGCTTGTATGCAGCCCTTGATGATAGGGTTATCTCGGGGTATTTGCTGAGCATTAAATTTGCCAGAACTAGAAAGACGACCACTACTAACAAAAGTATGATTAAAGTTTGTACGTATACAGTCATCCCTATCTAACTCCGGTAAAATCTTACTAATATATGAGGACTTAATCTTTCCTAGTTGACGGACTTTAAGGACTGCAGCAGGAAAGGGATGATCTTCTGCGAGTTCATCAAGGACTTCTGCATCTGTGCTGAGGGCACCGGTTGCAGTAAGCTTGCCAGTTGGCGTGAGTTTGAGGTAATCAAATAAAATCTTCCGTAGTTGTTGAACTGAATTTGGATTAAAGATACTGCTAGTATCTTGCTCGTACTTCTTAACTGCTTCAAACTCATAAATCTCTGCTTTAGCTTCGGAAATCCATCTATCAAGGTATTCCTCAGCTGCGCTAAGTCGGCTTCGTGACATAGGTATTCCAGCTTCTTCCATTTCTAATAGAAATAAAGTTGCAGGAATCATGATATTGTCGTATACTGATTTAATCTTAGGACTCTTAGCTAAGATAGGTTCAAACTTATTATATAGCTCTAGTGTAGCTGCTGCATCAATACATGCATATGGCCACATGATATCAAAAGGAATAAGATCATAAGTAAAATCATCCTCACTAATTATATGTGAACGACAATATTCTTTTTTGAAGGTATCAAGATCAGCATCATAGTCCCCATAGTCTGTATATTTAATAGCTAGAGACTTAAGTCCATGAGGAGCATTCTCATCTAGTAAATAATGCATAACCATAGTATCATCACTATTTGCTTTATATACTAAATTGAAATGATAGCGTAACATCTTTTCATCAAACTTCCTATTATGGAACACGATGCGTTTATTATCATTAATTTGTTGTAGCAGGTCTACTGCTTTATCTGATAAAGCATCAGAGGAAATATACCTTCCGTGACGTAGTTTATGAGATAGTGAAATCCCTAGTACATAGCCATCTCTAGGATATAGTGCTGTTGTTTCAGTATCTGTTGCAACTACAGGAGAATCAGAATCTAATACTTCCTGAAGGTATGCTTCAGCTTCATCTGAGTCTTCAATACCTTTAAAATCTCCAGTAATTCTAGCATTTACCCTAGCTCCAGATACGTATTCATTAACCTTAGCTAATGCACGTTCAAAGTCTGGCTTACCTTCTGGTCTAAATGAAAGCATTCCAGGGTTACTAATAGGTAGGTACTTATCATTTATAATAAGTCCTGCAGAATTCGTTACGGATACTTTAGCAAACATCTTTGTAGGTTCTGCACCTACTGTAATTATGAAATCATACTCATCAGTATTGA